ACTTATGAGTTGGCAGAAAATATGCAAGTAAGGTTTGGTTTTAGTGAAACAGTTTCTAGACCACAATTTAGAGAAATGTCTCCAGTATTATTTGTTAACTTCGAAACGGATAGGTTTGAAAGAGGATTTGCAGAATTAACTTCAGCTGAAATTGAAAATATTGATTTGCGATATGAGTATTACTTTGGCTTCGATGAGTTTTTAACGATCTCCTATTTTGAGAAGAGCTTTATAAACCCAATTGAACAAGTTCTAGAAGCAGCAGCACATAACTTTATCCTCTTATGACGATAGACCTCTTGTTGGACAGCCTGATGATATTTTTAATCTTCAGTTTGGTTTTTATGGAGCTGATGATTCAAGGTTTAGCGTTGTTTACAACGATGTTGGCAATAGAATAAGAGAGCTTGGAGTCGATACTATTCCCAATGTTATGGAAGATTTACCAGCTCAGTTGGACGTAGTTTATAATAGAACTTACGAAGCTTTGGATGGTACGCTTGACGTCACTTTAAAGCTGAGAAATTTATTAGAAGATCCCTATGAAGCTCTACAAGGTAATGAAGTTTTCGAAAGCTATTCCACTGCTTCATCAATCTCTTTAGGTGTAAAATACAGCTTTTAGTATGCTAAATGTATTGTTTGTATGTGTTGAGAATGCATGCAGAAGTCAATTAGCCGAACAAATTAGTAATAGAATTTATGGTAATAAAATTTTTGCACAATCAGCTGGATCTCAGCCTGCTAAAACTGTTAATCCAAAAGCTATAGATTCTCTCAAAAGGATTGGTATTGTAGTTGACGAAATTCAACCAAAGAATGTAACAAATTTTTCTAATGAAAGATTTGATTATGTTGTAACAATGGGT